TCATTTGAAGAATCGCGCTAATTGTCTAATTACATGACTTTTACAGAAGACGACCACCAAGTCGCCGGAGATGATCTGCGTCTCGCCGTTCACCAATATACCTTCGCCCGCACGCACGATACCGCCTATATTCGCCTCGTCCGGCAGGTCCATATCTTTCACTTTATGACGAGTGATAGTACTGCCTTCTTTGGCGTAGAACTCCACGATCTCGGCGTCGGCACTCGTCAGGTTATGTACGCCTCGAACGGACGCATCCAAGAGCATTTGGTAGATATACGAAGCTGCGATGGTCTTTTTGTTGAGTACCGTTCCGATATCCAGACCTTCCGCCATGGGGATATAATCGAGGTTCTCCACCTCTGCGATGGTCTTACGGACACCAAAACGCTTAGCGGCAAGGCAAGCGAAGATGTTCGCCTCGCTGCTGTCTGTGATGGCTACGAAAGCGTCGGCATCTTGGATACCTTCCTCTTTTAGTACGTCCATATCCGTTCCGTCATCGTTGATAATCAGAGCGTTAGGAACCTTTTCGCTCAGTATATTACACAACTCACGGTCTTTCTCGATGATCTTGATACTCATCTCATCCGTCAGTTCGGTAGCCGCCTTGCGGGCAATACGTCCGCCGCCGAAGAAGATGACGTTCTTGATCTCGCGTTTGGACTTACCGAGTTCCTCACGCATGAACTCCATGTTCTCTTTCGGGCACACGCAATATACCATGTCGTTCTCCTCCACCATATCTTGTCCGCGAGGAATGAGGGTCGTTTGCTCGCGTTTGATGGCTACAATACGGTATTTGCCGTGGTTATAGATGCCGGACGCAAAAGTCTTACCGATGATCTTAGCTCCTGCTCGCACTTTGATGATACAAAGTTCCAATGCGCCCTGACACAGATGCAGGTGATACCGCATCCAGTTGGTACGCAGGCTCTCTTCGATCTCATTGGCGGCAAGCACTTCCGGATAGATCAGGTGGTTCAGACCCATAGCTTCGAAGAACTTACGGTTCTCCGGCAGCAGGTACTCGTAGTTATCTATTCGCGCAAGAGTGCGTTTGGCGCCCAATGAGTTGGCGATGAGGCAGGCTGTCATGTTCTCTGCCTCGTTTGGGGTAACGGAGATGAACAGGTCACATCCGTCCACACCTATATCGCGCTGGTCGTGAATAGAAGTGGGGTTACCCACTTTCGTGAGCATGTCGTAGTTGGCGCTCAGGTCACCAAGCCTTTCTTGGCTCTCGTCCAAGAGGCTGATCTCCATGTCTTCGCGGCTAAGCAGTTTTGCCAAATGCGTTCCTACTTCGCCTGCACCTGCAATAACGATTCGCATAATCCCTCCTATTTTTATAAGTTACTGAAATAAAGCGAGTTACGCGACATTGCAACATTGTCTTGTAATACAGTTGCTATATTTCGTCCAAAATCATGCATTTTCGGTCTCTTTTTGTTGTTGTCTTAATCATCTTCTTAAAACTACAGATAACAAAAAACGCCGCAAAATTACAAAAAAAATCTGACTTGTGCAAATAATTCTTAATTTTTAACGAAAAAGAATACAGTCTTTTATAGTTTACTATTGGTTGAAACGCAGTAATTTTGCGCAAAAATAATTTTTACGCAAATATGGAACTGCAAGAACAACTTAAACAGGAGGCTATAAACCTCGGTGCCTGTGAGGAAGGAATATCCTCTTGGGGCGATCCGGATGTAGGCGAATTATGCCGCAAGTATTTCAAGTATCAGGACTTCTGCATTCAACACAACTGGCCTACCGTTGACGAAATCAAAACAGCCGACCAGAGCATCGTTCGCAAGCACGGCATCTTCGTCACCGGCAAAGAGATTGCGCACAGTCTCAAAGACATCGTTGTGATGGGCGATGCCGAAGTGTCTGTACACGTCATGGCTCCGTGTAACGTGACTGTCCGGCATAATGGCATCGCCAAAATCTTCGTAGAGGACGATGTGCTTTGTTATGTGGATATGCACGATAACGCGAACATCAAGGTTTGCTACAAGGAAGCAAAAGCTCGTGTCGCGGTTTCGTACTATGGAGGTACTATTGAGAATAAAGAAATGGTTGATCGTATATATAATAAGGAGAAATAGTTATGGCAGCACAAGGTGGATTTAACTTACCAGTAGGTATTGAACTTAGTCAAGTCGAAAAAGACTTGCAGAAGTTAACTTCGAGTGTAGATAATGTTTCGGCGCAATTAGGCAAACGCCTTGAACTAAAACCGACTATCAACACAAAAGCCTATGAGGCTGCTGTTGACAAAATGGATGTTGCGTTTAGGAAACTACAAGATCGTTTTAGCAGAGGATTTGACTTTGTTAGAAAAGGAGTAGGCGAGAATGGCTCAGATATAAAAGATTCGTTCAGTGCTGATTCTTTATTTGGCAGTATTGATAATATGAAGGCTTCTGTGGCACAACTCAAAGGAATGTTGCGGAATCCGGGCAAATATGAACTAAATGTAGGAGATACGAAAGAACTCATTGGTTTGCAAGAATTGATTATCAAAAACTGGCAAACCTCAACTAATGAGATTCATAAGCAAGACGCCGCAGTCAAGAGCCTCCTCGAAAAAGAAGCGAAGCTGCGCAATGAAACAAAACAGCGGATCAACGACAGTATCGGTCGGCATGAGCGAGACAGGGCAGATGCTAAAAATCTTAACCGGAGAATAGACCAGATTCGCGCAGAGCGTGTTGCTATCGGAAAACTGATTAGTGACTATGAGCAACTTGCAGCAAAACAACGCAAGTTCGGCGAGAGTGATGCAGGCACAAATGATAGAATAGCCAAACTACGCGCTGAACATACGCAATATAAGAATCTCGAACGCGAAGAACTGAACAGGCAGAAAGCAATCAACCAGAATAATGCATTGTTCAATGACCAAGGGCGCATCATTGGCAAATTGAAGACACTTGCATCTCGATACATATCTATCTTCACTATCGGCACTCTCGCAAAGAAGGTGGCAGAGACTACTGGATTCTTCGAGCGTCAGCAAGTGGCATTGGAAGGAATCGTCGGTTCGGCAACAAAAGCAGCTGAGATCATGGGACAAATCAAATCGTTTGCCCCCAACTCTCCTTTCCAGACAAAACAGTTGATTGAGTACACCAAGCAGTTAGCGGCATACAACATCGCAGTTGATGACCTGTTCCCGAAGACAAAGATGTTAGCCGATCTGTCTGCAGGTCTCGGTGTGGATATGCAGCGCCTTATATTGGCGTATGGTCAAGTGAATGCCGCTTCGGTACTCCGTGGTCAGGAGTTGCGTCAGTTCACAGAGGCAGGTATTCCGATGGTGCAGAAGCTTGCGGATAAGTTCAGTGAGTTGAACGGACGTATCGTAACGACCGGCGAGGTATTTGAGTTGATCTCAAAACGTCAGGTGTCGTTCGACATGGTGAGCCAAGTGCTGACCGACATGACCTCTGCCGGCGGTAAGTTCTACAACATGCAGGCCAACCTCATGGGTACCGTATATGGTCAGATTGAGAAATTGAAAGACCTCTGGACGTTGAGTATGGACCAAATTGGTAAATCATCGCACGGAACGATTACGAAGGTTCTCTCCTGGATGCAAGCAGCCGTAAAGAATGCTACTTCTATATTCCGCGGATTTGTACTTACTGTTACTATCAACTCGCTCGGTCAGTTATGGAGTCGCATAAAGCAACTACGCACGGAGATAGGCTTACTTGGTGTTGCCGCAAAGGGAGCCTTCGGGGCTATATCTCTTGGCGTAGGTGTCGCATATGGAGTATTTAGAAAATTATGGGATGAAAACCATAAAATTCAGAAGCAGTTTGAAGAAATACATGAATCTTTTCAGAAACAGATTGACACAGCGAAAGAAGGACTTGATGAGATTATTCAAAAACTCAACAGCACTACGGAGGGTACAAAATTGTACCAAGATGCAATAGACGCCCTAACGTCCAACTACTCACAGTACATAACGCTGAATGATGAGATCATCCAGCAGTTGATGCAAATGGGTGACGCGTACGATAATATCAAGCTTGCTATTGATAAGTACAATGATGCTCTAGAGAAAAAACAGCAGTTAGAGGCGGCAAGAAATATGCTTACAGAAGCATTTGACGCATCGAAAGCGACTAAGAGCTGGAGGCAGTATATATCTGGTTATACCTTTTCGTGGGATGGCATTGACAATAATGATATACAATCAAAGATGGAACATGCCATACAGAAGGTTTTTAATGAGATGCTTTCGCAAAATAAGTTGTCGTATTCAGAAAACAAAGACGAACGCTATCAACAGAATAGAGCAACATACGAAGATCTTTTTAGAAAATACATGAAAGCAGAAGGTCTCGAAGCAATGCTTGGAGACCTGAATATGTATCAATTATTCCAAGATTTTTCAAATAGTGCTCTATTTGACAATAACTCAAGTCGTGCATATAGCGAGTATCGCCGCCTCACCAGAGAATCAATGGGCGAAGGCGTGTCTGACTTTGCCTGGTTGTCTCGCATAGAGAATACATTTAAGGATTTATCTACGACGCTTCCAAAACAACTAAATGCGCAGACTCCTCAAGGCTATACTAACGAGTATAACAAGGAATGGATCAGAGCCGCTCTTGGGTATATGAATATAAAGAACGGCGATTTTGACAGTCGCAGAGATGCTAATGGAGATCGTTATGCTGATGCAGAGTTCGTCAATATGATCAAAATAATGAAGCGCGAGATTGCGAACTTTAATCAGGCATCTGTATATAATGTAGAGAATGCAATGAATGCGTATCATGCTGCTCTTGCGAAAGTTGATTCCGAGGGTGCAGCGATGCTTTTGCATTTTCTAAAACTGTTTCAAGATGGTACAGAAGAAGCGAGTGGTCGTGCTGCTGCGGTTCGAGAAACGATATTCAAAACGTGGGAGCCGACATCAGCAGAGATGAAATTTGCACGCCAATTCTTACCTACCAATCAGTCGTATAATACAACTCGCACAAGGCTTCCTCAAGAACACATCTCTCGCATAGAAGAGCTCGCGCAGTACGGAGTGTCTGTTGAAAAGACAGAGACTATTCCAACTAAACGGTATAAGATTGATCCGAACCGCGAACATTCGACTGCTGACCTTGCAGAGATCGAACGTCTAAAGATGGAGGAAAGGGTGATCGCCAAACTCATGGAAGGCGTTCAAGATATGGCAATCTCAGTCAGAGATACAGATGGTAATCTTCTACAAGCGCAGATGTTTGACATATCAGACCGAGAGAAGAACTTCACTAGAGGCGGATCAAAAGGTGATTTCACTCGATTCTTTGCTGATCTGTTCGGTATGCTAAAAAGTGCGTACAATGAGCAGAAGAAGTTTATTGAGGGTCCGCAAGGTGTTACCAATTCGCTTATTAGTAGTATCAATAGCCTCTCCGATGATAATATCTTGAAAGGATTCTATAAGGAAGGTGTAAATCCATTCCAGAAGTTTCTCGACAAGATAGAGGACTACGACATAAATACTATATTCAGCGCAGATGATTTTAAGTCTCTTGTGAACACATTCATAAAAGACGTCGGCGTTGATAAAATATCTGTTGCCGATTTCGAGAATATGTGGGAGCAACTTCTCGCGGTAGTGAGAAAGAAAGCGGTCGATTTGCGTGCTGCTGGCAAAGACAAAGAAGCCAGCAAAATAGAGGCTTATCTCCAGACAATGACCGCAGAAGGGTTGAAGTTCTTCGGGCGCGACGAGATAAACAACAAGATCGACGCGGCTATCAAATCCTTAACGAATATCGAGGAAGCCGCAAGGACTAGCTCTGCGCAATACCAAGATATGATTGCCATGATGAAGACTGGCAATTATAAGCAAATCTATGGACTGTTTAATCCGGGGAAGGAATATAGAGATATAGACGAGGCTAACGTAGCAAAGCAAACATTAGCGCAGATGTTATCTCCCGAAACTAAGGGTGGCGCTGGTATGGCTTCTTTCATAGGAAAGGACATAGAGAATATACTCAAGTCGGAGCAACTTGGATTGTCTTTCATTCCGGAACTATATGCTATCATCAGTAAGATTGGTAAAATTGGCGACGAACTTGAAGATGAAAATGGGCGTGTTATTGACGGTAAAGAATTGCAGAAGGTTAAAGATGCTTTTATTAAAGCGTTAAAAGACCTCATCAACGGTATTAAAACCGAAACACAGAAGCTATCCGAGACACGCACTAAGCAAGAGACTACTACAGATAAGATGTATGAGGCGCAGAAGACGTACAATGACAAGATCAATCTCTTGAACAAAGCGCACGAAATCGGAGTCACCGAGATTGTTGATGGCAAAGAGAAGACGGTAAAGATTGATGATGAGACGTTTGTTGACAGAACAACGGAGGTTCTGCAAGAGTTCACAAAGAATCTCACCGAACTACTCGGTGGTCGATACGATTCCAATATAGCCCAGATAACAGGTGATGCTGATAGTAAAACTGGCTCATCTTCTGGCGGCAACTTCATGCAGATGTTATCGTCCATGCAAAATGGCGGCTTACAAAGCGCTATAGGCACAGGTCTTGGTCAGTCTGCGGCCTCTGGAGGTATGAGTATGGGTGCCGCAGCAGGCGCGGCTGGTGCTGCCGGTGGGATCATACAAATGATAGACATGATTGTGAAGGCTATCTATGGCGCAATCAAAGGAATGGTCGATATGGGCAAGGCTACATTAAAGGTAATGAAGTCCTTTGACGACGTAAAAGAGGTTAATATCGACAAAACCGGTATTATGCACGTTAAGACTGTCTATGGTGGATATGATTTTGAAAAAGCAGAAGCAATACTTGACACTATCCAGCAGACCAATCAACACGCAATGGATGGTTGGGAGAAGCTAAAAAATGGCGATCCTATAGGTGCTACTGCCGAGATATATTCCGGTATTACAGACCTCATATCGTCAATACGTAGCATCGCAGATATGGACGAGCAACGAAAGATTGAGGCACTTGAAGACTCTGCAACCGACTTGAGAAATGCGGCGACAAACCTAAATGCTTCCGCCGAACGCTTGGTCGGTTTCGCTAAAATACAAAAGGAACTGCAAGCAATAGGCACTAACGCATCCCTCGCTACTGATTATAAAGAGATGATACGTATTGAGGATTCTAAAAAGAAATCAGACGGAGATAAGATGCGTGAATGGCAACAACAGTACGAGCAAGCTATGAATGAGTTTCTGAATGGCGTTCGTAAAATCAGAAATGAAATGGTGAACTCCACAGAGGAATGGGCAGACGCAATGGGTAGTGCTATCCGAAGCGCATTCCAAAACGGAGAGAATGCCGCTCGTGCTTTCCGTGGTACTGTAAAAACTATGATTGGCGATGTGATTGAGCAAATGTTACAAATGGCAATTCTTGAGCCACTCATCGAAAGTTCCATCGAGAATTGGACTAATTCGTCATATCTACAAAAGAAATTCACTAAAACGTACAAGGATAATGAAGGGATAGAAAGAACCGAGTTCGATCAAGACAACTACCTCAAGGAACTGTTGAAGAACATCGGCGATCCGAACAAAGCAGAGAACTTCTATCAGAGCATGTTGATGATTGGAGATACGCTGATTGATACCGTTAATGGTATGCCGAGCGTGCTGCAGGACTTCTACAAGTACAACTCTGAACTCGGCACATTATCCGGAGGTATTGAGAGTGAGACAGAAGACACCGCGCGTCGTATCGAAGCATTGGAGAATAGCAAACTCGGAGAGGTGTTCGCTATCCGGACGATGTTGCAGAACTATCTTGAAGGAAGCGGCTTTGGAGACTCAATGACCGCCGATCTGCAAGCGGCTATCGCAAGTATAGCGAGTGATACCAACCTCATCCGCATTGCTACCGAGAGTATTCTTTCAAGAATAGACCAGATGCGCAACTCCAACGTTCAGCCGTTGCATGTGACTATCGTGTAGGCACAGCGCAGAATAAAAGAGAACACCCCGCTCATTTAGAGTATGGTGTTTTCTTATGCGAAGTAATCATTGACTACCGCCATGAAATCGTCCAGCGTTCGGACTACCTCGACCTTATTGCCATACGACCGCAGTCGCTCTATCATCTCTTTCTGATAGTCTGAAAGTCTGCCAGCCTTGCCGTTCTTCATCTCGATATAGAGCGAAGCATAACCTTTGCGTGGAACCGGTATGTGCAGGTCGGGAATACCATTAGTCTGTCCCTCTTCTTTCAACTCGGCTGCTACTGTGCGATTGCGAAGACCTCCGTTCGGTATGGCGTAGATGATACCATCTTTCTTATGCGCCAAGCGGAACCACTTGACGCACTCGACTTGCAGATGATGCTCTGTGCCTTCTGCGCCCATTATCTTGCGCCGCTTGGACGCTGCAAGAGCCTGAAACTGTGCGGCTGATAGATTACCTCTCATAGCTATTTCTTTGGATCAGGAAAGACTTCAGTGAATGAATTGGTTACTGTCGGTATGATAGCAGACACCGCAGTCGGATATCGCGCATCCTTGATGATTTGCGAGTAATAGTTGCGTAACGGCGACCGCATCTTAGTATTCTGTGCGGTTGTCAGTGAGCCATCATAGACACGACGCTGGAAGACCACGCTCTCCGTTGGACCGCACCGCATGAAGTTCTTTAACCGCGATAGCAGCTCCGTATCAGCCGCTATGCGCCAAGGGCGGAAATAGCCGTAGTGCCGCAACACACTCTTCCTGAACATGCCGATGCCGTGAGCAATCAGCACCTCGTGGTGCCAGCGGAAGTCGAACTCATAGAAGTTACGGAACTTGAACCGCACAAAGTCGTACATGTTACGCAGATTCATCGCTTCCTCTATGCAGTTAGCATTCATTATGTCGTCTGCATCAAAGCGGACTACGTAATCGTACTTCGTGAGGTAGAATAGCGAGTTAATGGTGACGTATGTGCCTTCGTTGGAGTTCATCATAAAGACGCGGATATGCCGGTAGTTCGGCATTATCTTGCGCAAGTAGCGCATGGTCTTTGGATCGTTGTCAACACCAACTATAATCTCCCAGTTGTCACGCTCCCTAAACCATGTCTGCTGCTCTATGGAATCAAGGCATTCCTTGATGAACCGCGTAGCGTTATAGGCAGTAATACATACAGAAACACCAAATGTATTTGCTGCCATACCTTATAGGATTGCTACACCGAATACACGAACTACCTCGTCCTTGTCGAGATAGGCTTTGTTCTTCACATATCCGGGGAAGATCAGTCCGGAAGATGTGTTTTCGTGTCGAACCCACACGAAAGCATCTTTTGTGTAGTTCGGCTCGAACTTGAATAACGAAGGTTTGATACCACGTGCCTCCAATGCCTCCATCGGTTTTGTGTGGTTCCATTTGTACGGATGGATACCAGCCACTTCCGAACAAGATGTCTTGATGATAGCCGACTGGAAAATCGACATGTGTCCGCGCTTCTTGTACTCCTGATAGAAAGCCATGATGCTCGCGTCACCTTCTTTCCATGCGTAGCCACGGTTGTAGCCGTAGATATAGAGCGGCGCTTTGCCGATACGTGACTGTGCGTCTGCTACGGCTCCGTTCCAAACGAGATCGTCGTAGTCGATACGGGAGATGATAAGGTTCTCCGCATCTTTGGCAGCTTCCGCCACGTACCCGTCGAACTTATTGAAGCGCACTACTTCGATATGCAGTTTGTCACTCATAGCGATGAACTTGCGCTTGTAAGCACCGAGGTTTAACTTCGGATGTACCAGTACAACCAACTCGAAGTTCTGATTGGTTTGGTTCTCCAGCGTCGGAATGAGATAATCAGACATGAGGTGCAGCCCCATGTCGATGTACTCCTTGGAGAGCACTTTGTCCCCAAGATTGCCCTCGAAACACAGGAATCGAGTGGCGATGATGTGTTTGATTTTGTTCATATAAATTGTTGAGTTATGTGTTGTTTGGCGTTTTAGCTTAATATACAGCTGCATAGCAAGGTCGTGATGATAATCAGGACAGCTACACGGCTCATATCGCTCATTCAGAGCGTCGCAAAGTTTGCGCAGGTAGAATTTGTCAGCGTCGCTTGTTTCGCGCTTTGTATCGCTTAATTCTTCAAGCCTACATAATGTTTCTTCGATGTTTAACATACCAGTAGATCGTATTCGCCACCAACTTTGTTAACAAGGTCGTAAAACTCATCCTTGCGCTTTGTGCTGTTAGATACCCAATCAGGCTGCTTTGGATTGTAGTCGCCGAATAACGGACAGCCTTCCGTATCGTCTGCATCGTTGCCTGCGTGCTGCCTCGCACCGCTAAATCCCGGTACATTCAGTATCTCCGGCATCATCTTGCCGAAACGCGGACTCATCGTCATCTTGCAATGGTACAGGCCACGCGGGATAGCGGTCTGTTTCGGCACTTTGATGGCGGCAATCTCCTGCAAGGACATCCATTGAGTCAAGCCACGGTCTTTGTCCTCCAACGTGTGGCAGAATAGGATACCGTTCACATAAAACTCCGCGATGGTGCTCTTCTCGGTGAACACTATACGCTTGATAATCGCCAGAAGTTTGTCACCTTTCTTGGCGTTTGCGATTAGTTCTTGCTTTGTCATAACTATTCTTCGTTTTCTTCTTCTATTCTATCCGGAGAAGGCATTTCCTCTAACCGTATAGCCTTAATGGTCTCTGCGCCATCCAAAATGGCTTTACACAAGCGATGGTAGCCATCTGCTATCTGCCCGCAGTCATCAAGGATAACCGGGTACTCCAGAGAACATTGCTTAACTCGTTTGCTCTCTAATAGGAACTCGGCAAGCGTCTTACACTCAAACGGACTATCAGACAAATCGACCGCCCATAGAGGTAAGTCCATGACCGGATATTCCTTTGCCTTGGCAAACAGATACAATGTCTCTGCCTTCCATATCTTGTTTCCTCTATGGAACTCGCTTAACGAGAAATCTATATTCTCTATCGTATCTAATACTTTCATACGTCTCTCCTTTCTTTTACCAGTGGTACCCCCAACCGTAAATCAAATGCACACCTATTTCCGGAGCAGCGTTTACAACCGTACCGGCGCCGTATGGGTTATTCGTGAAAGACACTCCATAACCAACTCCGACTCCAAGTCCAACGAACTGCCCCCATCCCTTCTTCTTCACAATCGTCCGAGGCTGTACGCTAAAACTGTAGTTCAGATTCACATTGTCTATCCTTGCGTCGTACCCGGAAAACTCCACACTCAACTCGATACGGCTGCTGTCCGTTTTGAACGTGTCGCGGTACTCGTGGCAAGTGATTGGTATGTCAATAGGTATGCTGTCTGTTACTCTGCCGTCACATAAGGAATCCGTGCTGTCACAAGGGCTGACGGGTCTCGGTAGCCACAAAGTGTCGTGCTTAATCACATACTTTTGCTTGGTATGAGCATCTATGTCGGCCTTACTGCTCACCTCTACTGTGTCGTGGATCACAACCGGGTCTGCAGGTGGATTGCTCGGCTTCACAGAGCAACTACGCAGACCGGCGCCAATGATAGCACCAGCCACGAAACACGCTACGGAAAATGCGACATGTCCTTTATTTAGCTCCATTCTTATAGTCTTTGTTGTCAAGAATCTCATCGACCTTTTCTTCCGGCACATGCAGCTTATTCGCTATCTCGCCTTTCAATGCAGGTCGAATCAGTTTGAAAAACATTATCTTCGGATTCACAATCAAGATGTTTGCGCTCATCGAAAGCATCTCTGTGCATACCATAACAGTAGCGATGATACTCACGATGAAGAAACTGTCGCCTGGCAGGTTCTTCTCGGCGAGGATGAACATCAGCAATCCGCTCATATACGCTGTCATCTTGGAGATGGTCTCTCGCAGCAGTTCAGACTTGGCGAACTTCCCTCGCACGATTGAAGCCCATACGCCCCATATCAGGTCAAGCGTGATTGCTACCACTACTGACCATATAGCGAGTTCATATCCACCGACAAACTCAACTATCCATGCCACTACAAGCAATATCTTCCCCCAGATAGTACTTAATAGATACATCAACTTATGCCCTATGGCTGTCAATAACTTACTTATCATTTTCTCTGTGTTTTTTTAATTCTTTTAGCCAGCCCATCAAGCGCAAATGCTCTGTCTTTTCGCGCTCCGCGAGAAATGGCAATAAATCCTCGCAGTGCTGAATGGCATCTTCGAGAGTCATATTACTCTCTTCTTCTTTCCATTGAGGTCTGCTTCTTTCGCAAACACAATAGAAGACAAATGCAGCTCCACGCATGAATGCGTCATACTCCTCTTTCGTAGATGTTTCTTCTTTAGCTTTCGCAATTAGTTCGCATGTTAAGAGATTTAACTTCTTGAAAGTTTCCTCTACTGCTAACGATGCTATTTCTTTTACTTCATTCATTTCAATTACTCATTAAACATTCTTTACTTCTATTAAACTCTGCTACCAACTTTCCGTTATCCGTGTACACGGTCAAAGTGGGCGATTGGTAGATTACTTTACTCGGCTGTTTCTCCATAGCCGTAATCAGCCGGATCGTATTCGTTCGGAATACCTACACTTGCGCAATAGTCTGTGACCTTTTTGCGTATAGCAGGTTCTTTCAATCTGATACGCAACTCCTCGATGCACGCTTGTACGCGTCCATCACTTTCAGCGATAGGCTGATAGCCATAGCGATAGATGAATCTACCACCCTTTCTCTCAAAATGCGGAGAGTCCGCTTTAATCGGCATAATAATCATATTTACTCTGTATTTAGTGTTAAACAAAAATTCGTCTATCTCCTCAAAGTCTCTCATCGATCTTCTTTCCGGCGTATACTCTTTCTTGAGTTCGCAGATCAGGTGATTTGGCTTCTCCTTGAAATACACATACTTGCTATACCCGGCATCGAATACTGCGTTCATCACTCGTACCTGCGTGTTCCATTCTTGTATGTGGCACATCGCGCCCGTGTACGAATTGACCGTTTGCTGCAACTTGATTGCGTTCGCCAGCGTTACCTCGCTAAACCTGTGCTCTATCTTCCAGAAACAGTTGTGTATCGGCCTATTGTCGAGATACATCCTATCAGCGAAGATCATGTGTCCGCACCAAGGCAATCCGTGGCGTACTGGCTGGATATATTTCTTCGTCGGATGCAGAGTCAGTTTCAATTCTGTCAAAGCTTCCTGCAGTATAGCCTCTGTTTCCTTTATCTCCTCAAGTGTATCTTCTACATCGGCAAAATCATCGACGAACTCCGTTGCGTCCTTGCATTGTAACTTTTCACACACGAATGCGAGGAACAGGTTTGCGAGCAGTTGCGAGTAGTAATTACCTATCGGCATTCCTACATCGCCTTTACCAAATATCGACTTCTCCGGCTTGATAAACAGCTCCCACATTTCTATAGGGCTATGCCGTTCGCAGTTCACCGTAGGATCGTGCATTATCATGGTGTGTATCATTTCCATGAATAATGAACGCTGCCATTCCGGAAATCCGCTCGGTCGATACTTTGCCTCGAAATA